ATCTATCTACTTCCCTATGTCTTCTTTAGACACTTATCCCACCCATGGGAGAAATGTCCTAGTCAACTAGGTTGATCACCTTTAGAAAGTGATCATGGGAAGCTGGTTTGGCTGCCATCCAAACGCGACCTGCGTTTGTTTGGAGATAACAGTCAAGTTCTGCGTAGCGGGCCGTATTATGGTCCGAAAGGATCATACTATGTTACCCGTTACTGGGCCTTTCACGAAGCTCTTAACCTACAAGGGTCCTCCCGTGGCCGGTATACCTTTTGCGCCTGAATGGGTTTACAGGCGTCAGCGGTATTATCGTCAGGCTAAGCCTTACGACCTTCCACTCGAGTACCATCTTGAAGACCAGCGTGTTCTCGGTTACTCTGGATCTCCCTATACTTACCGTTCGACTAGTGATTGCCCTCCGAAGGACGAATTCGCCCAAACGGAGAGCTTTAACAAGGCGCACAATAAGTACAAAGAGGCTCTTAGCGACCGTTCTCAGTGGGGTGTCAACCTCGCCGAGATCGAACAATCTGTGCGGTTAATAAGTGGTTCCGTATCCTCTCTCTTAAAGTTCACACGTAAGCTGAAGAAATTCGACTTCGTGGGAGCTGGCCGGGAGCTGGGTGTCGGCTTGCCTTCTTCCAATCGTCTTCGGCGTACAGCCGAGTCTTTCGGAAATAATTGGCTCGCCTATCACTTTGGGTGGGAACCTCTCGTGCAAGACATCGGATCGGCGGTCACCCAACTTTGTAAAGGATCTCCCCCAAAAAGGAAGATTCGTGCCAAAGGAAGGTCTGTCCGCCGCATTTACTTCCGGGAAACCGGAACTTCTGACCCCAAGTATTTTGATGGGGATATAGAAGATCGGTGTCTTATCCAGGCGTTAGTTTCGGCTCCAAATCCGAATCTCTTTCTCCTGGACTCTTTGGGCTTTATCAACCCACTTTCTGTTGCTTGGGAACTCGTTCCTTTCAGTTTTGTCGCTGATTGGTTTGGGAATGTGGGTCAAGTTCTTGACTCATATGTGGATATCTGGGATGTGGATGTTAAACACACCTTCGTTACCCATTTCCAAACGACCAACTTGACGGAGCGTTATCCGTATCGCACGGACGGCGCGTTACCTGTGGCTCATCCTGAGCCTTTGCAGGCGGTCTATCGAAGTATCTACTTAGATAGAACAACGGGTGGGGTCCCAGCCCCCACTCTCCAGTTCAAGATACCCTCGCAAATTTCCCCAGTTCGGGGTGCGACCGCAATTGCGCTTCTTATAGCGCAAATGGGGCGGTAATTTCCAACCCTGGGAACTGATGTCGGTATACTGACTACGTTCCCTCCTGCCTGAATAGGCAAAGGAGTCTTCCATGCCCGCAATGGCAAACATCACTGTCAAGAAAGACGACACAACGACCGATGTCATCTACGTCGCTGTCCAGGCGTCCAGCGGGGAGAAATCCCCGGCAATCTGGCGCCAAGACGGCTTCGGCGGTACTCCGGGTCAACGTCCTGAATTGCGCATTTCGAGTTCCTCGAACGGCAACAATACGGGACGAAAACTCGTCGGTTCCTTCACGTATCCTCACACTTACGTGGAGGCTGTCTCAGGCCTGACCAAAGTGAATTCTCGGGCAAATTGCCAATTTACTTGTGCAATCCCGCTCGAGTTCCCCGATGCAAACGCCGCCGAATTTGGTGCCCAATTGGGCAACCTCATGGCAGCGGCCCTCATCGAGGAAATCCTCACGACCGGTTTCTCAGCGGTTTGATGTTCCGCTGATTCTTCAAGGAGAAGCCTGTGAACCCTTTTCTCAGCCGTCAGGTAGAGAAATCGATCCTTCGAATCTTCGAGGATCTCGCCAGTCCCGGATCTCTCAAGGCAGCTATTTTGCTGCGATCCGGCGATTGGGATCAGCTTGCGTCTTGCAAGATTGATCCAGCCAACTATATTGAGGCCGAGAGCTATTGGCGTGATGCCACCGCTCTAAACCTCCTCCGCAAGTGCGTCGACCTTCCTACAACTTTCGACCGAAAGGCCGTGGCTGAGGAGAGTTTTCTCGCTTGTGAAGCTAGTTGTCTTCGTGCTAATATTCGTTTGGAGCCATATCTTCATCGAAATCTTGATGTTGATATGGGCGTGTCTTCCTTTATCAGGAAGGCGCGGAAAATACTCAAACGAATCCTTGGACCTTGCCCTGATTTAGTTCAGGGTCGGTTTGGTCCAGGCGCGACGTATGGCGATAGGGGACGTCTCACAACGATCCCTGACAAAATGTCATCACAACCCACCCTTACCCCAGACGCTTGGTCCTTCCACTTTCCGTGGAGCGGGACTGCGTGGGCAACTGCCTGCGCATCGTCTGGAAAAGAGGTCACTTTTATCCCTGGCAACCGTTTCACAACTGTTCCGAAGGATTGCGAGAAGGATCGTGGCATTGCCATCGAGCCTTCAATCAATGTCTTCTTCCAGTTGGGTTACGGGCGTGAAATCCGTAAAAGGCTTTCACGCTCTGGGATAAATTTAACAGAGGGTCAGGATATTCACAGGCAGGTTGCCTGTGAAGCCTCTATCAGGGGCCATCTTGCTACTCTCGATCTCTCTAACGCGAGCGAC